CAAAATATAACTCAGTATCGAACATGCCAGCAGAATCCAAATCCACCTCTGTTACTGTTGATCCAGATTTGTCTGCTGCTGTATAAACGGCTTGTGCTGTAGAAGTTCCAACCTGAAAAAACTTAGCCTTCCCCCCGCTTAAAACTTTGCCAGAATAATTTCCTGTAACACCGAAATATGAACACTGGCTTATTTGAACTGCTCTTGATCCCATTTAATACTCCTTACCCTGGACTAAAAAAAACACTACCTGATTCCTCATCTAAAACACTTGCGTTTTCTTGAGACTCAATAAATTCTATTTTTAATTCTTGCCTTTTTTGTGCGCTTACTGCTGGATAATCAAAAGATAGGTTATATGCTAATTCATAAATTAAAGTTGAATACCACTCTTGTGGGAAATCGATATCATTTAATTGGCTATCAATATCTTGAGGATACTTAATTGCGTCATAAATAATTACACCGTTTAAATCGTTTGGAGATGGATAAATATGAATATATGAATTTGAGCTATTGTTCAGTCGCTCAAAGTAAAACTTTGACGGTGTGCCTTCTATAGTCTTATCTTTTTTAGCTTTATTAAATTCTGATCTACTTAGTCGTTCTAAATCAGTCTGCTGTCTATTTGATTCCAAAATTAAATGAACATTTTCGATATCGACAATCGAAGAGTCGACGGTATAGACGCTTTTAGATACAGCCGATTGATCTGACGCCCATGCAATCCCTGATGAAGAAGTAGACTTATAGTAAGCAATATACTGATCGCCACTAGTTGGCCTGTTATCTGATGACGTAGTATGCGGTAGTATTGCTTCCCAATATTTTGTAGCATCCGCACTATCTTCCCAGATTGTAGGGGATTGCAAAGCGGTTACAACGCGAGTAGTTCCCCATATCTTTTGTATTAATCCTGGCTTTTTTTTAATGATTACATTTAAAGCCCTGATACCTTTAGATAACTGACTAGCTGTAAGCGACTTGCCGAGACCGATCACATTTAATTTACTGTGAGCGTCCTCGACAATTTGTTGAGCATTTAAGTTAAAATCAAAACTATTACTCGTTGTCATTTTAGTAAGAAATTCCTAGTGTAATTGAATAAGAATCCCCTGATGAATGGCCTGATGTAGTAAAAAGAATATCCCCTGTTCCACCTGCGCTTTTCGGGTCTTTAAACCCTGCTACGTCTTTGAAACAAAGTTTTCCATCTCCTTGCAAAACCAAAGCGAGATCATCCGCGGTATGGTCGAACAAAACTTGAACTGACATACCAGAAACAACAAAGTCTACATAATCAATTTTTACATAACTTGGCGCACCAGGCAGCGCAGAAATATCAACTTTCTGCACTGCCGACTCACCTGTTCCGTCTGACAAATTCGTAAAATGATAAACTGCCCTTTTATCACCTTCGAATAATGTATTACTAGATACTGTGTCAGCCATAAACTCCCCCTATGAATCCGCTGCTGGTAATAAATAACCAGAAGCATCAACAGCAGCCGTTGCTTTATTGTCAAAGAAACCAATATTAGTTCCTGCTGTTACTAAAAGTTCCGCTGCTGTATCTAAATGACGAACTTTATTATCAGCCATAACACCAGTATTTGCAGTTGTTGTATCCGCTGTAATTAATAAAGGGTTAGCGTCATTTAATCTAATACAGATATTTCGTGAAACTTCTATATTAGTAATATCTTTTCCAGTAGCTACATCTGCAATAATCGGCAAATCACTAGTATTAACACCTAGATTAAAATAGCAATCTAAAACTTTAAGGCCGTCCAAATCAGCATCAATATTTAAAAATGAAGTTGTAGCCGTATCCGGTTCAATCCATTTACATCTATGAAATTCAAGACCATCACACTCATTATCGGTTGTTCCAGTGTCTACTATTTCAACAAAGTTCATATTTGTTGCTGTAGCTACAAAGTCACAATCATATACCTTAAAGTCAGTTGCACTTAGTGTGAATAGATCTGCAATATCCGCATAATTTGCCGAAAATTTAATATTAGAGATACTAATATTAGCGGCACTTACAGGGATAGTTGCTGTTGTGGCCGTATCAAGAGTAAATGTAGGTTTGTTAGATCCTACCCCTAGCCCTATAACTGTAATACCTGCAACATCTAGTAATAAAGCCGTTGCACTTGAAATTGTTTCAGAATGCCCTGGCTTTATATAGATAATATCCCCATTATTAGCAGCGCATTTACCAACTGCGTAGTCAAGCGTCGCAAATGGGTAGTTGTAAGTACCGGCCTTACCAATATCAGAACCGGAACCAGAGTCTACCCAAAATACGCTTCCGGCTACCGTATCTGGTACCCTAACGTTTTTGACTAAAAGTCCATTTTTAAAACCATTTGGGAAACTTGAAAGTGTCATTAATTCCTCCTTATGTTGACGCTACGCCGTATACAGAGCGTGGGTCAGTCCAACCAAATTTAAGTCTGTAATAAACTCGAAACAAAGCATCCCCATTTGCTTCTCTTGTCGCGTTTTCAAATTCAGCAGGGAATTTTCGTTTTTGACAAACTAAACCTTCAACATCAGTTGTTAAGAACCAGTAGTTTGTATTTGTCAAGTATGGAGTAGCTAAAACCTCAACCATTCCGTTGTATGGATTGTTAGCGTTTTGTGCTGACTCAGGGTCTTTCATAGATCCTGTTATTTCCATAGCCTTTTTATGAAAACTTGGTGACACTAATAATTTAGTTGGCGTAACTTTCATATTAAGCCCTCTACTATTAGGCATATTCATAAGGTCAATCACTGCCTGTTCAAAAGAGGTCATTGATAGTTGAGCTGGTGTACTCATCTCATTAGACCAAGAACCACCACCAACTAATACGTGGTCAGTTGCACAAAGTTCTTTCCCATCCCCACCAGTTTGAACACTTGAATCGAATGCGTTATTTAAGATATTAAAAGCATCTGTTTCAGAGGTTTGTTGAACTGACTTTGCAAGACTTGTTGGAACCGAATCATAAATACCATAGTTCTCGTCTTCTAAATCCTCTTTAGCAATTGGAACTTGTAACTTATAAGTCAATGCCTTAAGTGTGGTTTCATTACCTAAATAAATATCATCTTCAGGGAAAGCCTCTGACTTAGCAGTTGTTGGGATTAAACCAGTCATTGAATTTTCTAAGTAATTCTCCGAAGATCTAGATGATGTTTTTGATGTAAATACTTTCTCAAAATTGAATTCATACTTACGCATATTGTCATCATATTTTTCTTTTAAATATGGGTATAAATCTGTTACTGATACACTCATTTTATATTTTCCTTTCTATATAGCTGCCGGCGCAGAATTAAAAGCATGCTCAAGTGGAGTAACAAAAACGTCTGCATTATGACCCCAGCTGTTATCAGCTCTTTGTACTAAACCTAATATTCTAAACTGCGCTGAGTTTCCATCTCCTGCAAGTGTCTCTGATAGCTCCGCCCCAGACTCGCCATTACTTGTACTTCCTGCATGAGTCCATATTGCGTCTGCTGCATCAAAATTAGCCGCAGAAGTCGGAGCAGTCCCCCCATTTTCAAATTGGACTTGATAAATAGCTTGTGGGTCTGTACATACACGTACTTTCCCGGCTGTAGAAGCTGCTAAGTAATTAACTTCCTTCCCATTTGAATCAAAACAAGACATAACTGCCCCAATCATGTCATCACTTGCGGCTGCCATAACAGAAACGTTACCGTCTGTGTCGGCCTTTACTAAATCACCACGGTAAATTGCAACAGCTGTACCGCTATCAACACTGTATTCACGAATGAACTCAGGTCGACATTTGATTACTCTAAACCCATATCGGGTATCTTTATTCGACATTCCTACTCTCCTTTAAGCAAAAAAATAGGCAGTACATCCGTTTGGACATACCACCTATAGTTTTTCTATTTAGCGTTATTTAAATTAAAATTTTTCTACTACTTTTTCTGTAGATATTTCACCAGAAATAGTACCTTTCCCACCACTAGAGTTATGTTCACTAGCTATTTGTTTTGCAACACTAGATGAATTATTTATTCTACTTTTAAAATAAGCATCTCTAGATTTTTTAACTTCTTCTGGCATTCGCATCAATATTAAATCACCACGAATTTTTACATTTGACCATCTTCCAGTAGGATCTGTTTTACGAACCATATTTGCACAACATGTTTCGTCCTGGTCTACTTGGTGGCCTTCTTCGATAGATCTATAGATAGCCTCTGGCGTATTTAATACCCAGTTGTAATGATACCCCGGTTTTTTACCGGTTACTGTCAACACACTGGCTGGCTGCCAATTTGTAGAAGCTAATGGAACATTTTCTGGACTATAAGCAGGGTTTAACTCCTGAAAATTTGATAGTTTAGTACGTGTATTATTAGCCGCATTTACTGTAGCATTACGTTGACCACTAAACTCTTTTTGAGCATCATTACTGATGTAAATATTTGATTGAGCAGGATTTTCACCTGTTATACATATATTATCACATTTTTTTTTATTTTCAACTGAATTTGATTCACTATAATCGATAGTATTATTTTCATCTAATTTAATATTTGGTTTTCTT